TGATGAAACGATCATGTTCGTTAACAAGAAACAGTGCAAATTCGATGCCGACATAGGTTTTGATACCAAAGATAAAGTCGGGCAAGGAGTCGCATCCATGAGCAAAAGGATCAACTTCATGATGTGCGCATATTCAAGGGCACTACTCGCTAAAATCGACGAAATAACAAGAAAGCAAAAGAGCAATGTCATATTAGCCACCTTTGACAGTGATGAAAAACTGGCTGAAAATTACACCGCCACTATACAAACTGTCAGTAAAGGCGGAAAATGGTTTTGCGCAGATGTTTCAGAATGGGATAGTATGTTCCAGCCTTTCATGGCCAAACTGACACATAAATTATGTGAAATGATGGGCATGCCCGAGAGCCTAAACAATTGGTTTTTGGAATACCGATCTAAATGGACCATGAACTATGCATCGAAAAACGGGAGGGCTAAATTACAAGGAGAAGGCAAACAATTTTCTGGAAATCCATTCACCATTTGCGAAAACACACTATGCAATTTTGCTATGATCAACTACCTCTTCACCTTCACAAACCCTAGAATGAAAATGCTCAAAGGTGACGATTCAGCAGTATTATGTGATGACTACAAACCAACGGTTGAAGGAACCATAATGCTCAATGAAACGAAACACAACATCAAGAAACACTTTTGTGTAACTGGTGAATTCGCTGGTTTCATATTAACTGAAGTCGGAATGTTACCGGACCTTATGAGAAGAGTCTGCAAATTCTTAGGGAGGAATTACAAAGATGAAGAACACTTTAAAGAAGCAGTTAAAAGTGCCAAAAGCTCAACCGTAGTGGTTAAAAGTGAATACGCGTTAAACGTTGGTTGTGTCGCATACACTTCAGTATATCCTGAATTGAATGTGACAGCAACACAAGCTCGATTACTCTTTAACTTTTTGAAAAATGCTGATAGAATTAAATTCACACATTTGACACCAGTTAAAGAAAATGTCGCTTCTAACTAACCCACTTCTACCTACGGATTTATTTTAACTTTTAAATACACAATTATTTAATTTACTTTAATTTTAATTACTATTTTAAATTTAATTTCAACTTTAATTTTATTATTATTTAATCTAATTATTATGGCAACTGCTACCCCAACAATTTTAGATGTCGGAGAACAACCAATCACTGCGCCAACAGCATCAATTAAGGAAAAAGGCCATCATATTGAGACGGACACAGCTTCTGGAGCAGCGTGGCTTGCTAAATACACGCATCCGCCATCTCCAAAGAGTCCGGAATATGCTGGTATACCAGATATGTCTGCGTCACCTTCTGTCCACCTTGAATACAGAATCCAAAATGAAGTTCTGATCAGAAGAGATGATAACAAGAAAATAATTATTTATTTCCCTCCATCTATTGTGTCTTCTTGTTACGCATTCAGTTTGGATGACATAGGTATCACTGGACAACTACCGCTATTCAATAAACCGAATGAATCGATCGATATCAAAACATTCGGATACTCAGCGGAATCCTACAGAATGGGTTATGATTCAGTCACCATCTATCAGGATGCTACAGCTTTCAACAACGCAGGAATGCTTTATGCAGCACAGTTCCGACCAAACGTCACAACTATACAAGACGCTGATCTTGCACCACCACTGCACGTTCAATTCGCTGCAAAGTATAGTAGTTACAAAGGTTATGATGAAATGCTCAAGATGCATACTTTTCTTAATCCACCCGAAAGAAATAAAGGAGGTTTCACCTCATTATTCAAAACAATGGATTTAAAAGATGCATCACCTGGCAATTCATTACAAATTATCAACCTTGGTAAAATACCAACTACTGGCGGTGAACTTATGATGAGATCAGCTAAATCAGTCGGAGATAAAGCACAAGAGGGTGCATTTATTGTTAAACAATTCTCTGAACCCGCACAGACGTATAAAAGCATTGCACGCACTTACAACAGAATACCTGGAGTAGTTAGCCAAGACAACGTGTTTAGTTGCTTCGAATTCATCGATGGTTCGGGAGTTTACAACATATCTGCTTTCACAAGCACAACAGGATCGAATTCACCAGATTTTGCATGGTATGATATGACCTGGGGTGTCGCATTGTATGATTACACATCAACATTTA